GGGCCACAAGGGCCCCTTTCTCATCTCATCAGGACGAACCCGAAGAGCCCCACATACCGAGGGGATCAGACCAGCCGAAGCTGTAACGCTCACGAGCCTTGTAGCGCACGTTGCCGGTATCGAAGTCACCTTCGAAGGCGGTGCGGATGGGCGAACGCTCGAACATCTTCAGACCGTTGGGCGCATCGGTGATCAGGAACCATGCGTTGGTGTCGGTCAGGAAGTGGTTGACGGCGTAGCCTTCGGGAACGAGGCCCATCGACTTGATCGCGTTGATGTCGTTGTCAGCCGTGCTGGTGCGCAGCGTAGACTTCATCAGGCGCTCAGCCGTGAACTGCAGTTCCTTGGGAACGATCATCTTGCGAACCGTCAAGGCCACCTTCAGGCCACGTTCATCGGTGAACGCAGCCACGTCGATGATGCCCTGCTCGAGAGAGGTCTCGTTCAGGTCAGCAGCAACGGCGGGACGGTTAGAGAAGTCGGGACCCAGGGCGGTCGGGTGAGCGGTAGAGCACAGAGCAACACCGTCGCCGCCAGCGTAAGCGCCGCCGGTGAAAGCATTGTTCAGCACCGAAGCGCCCTTGACCTGCTTGGTGTTCGCCATAGAGCGAGCCAGAGCCTTGGTGTAGCGAGCCGACAGACGGTCGTAGAGGTTGTCCTCAACGGCCTCTTCGGTCAGCGCGAACGCCATGGCGATGGTCTCGTGGGTGTAGCGAGCAGTGAACGATTCCAGAGCGGTATCGTATGCCACGCCAGCACCTTCGGTCTTCACCGGGGCGGAACCGAAGCCGGTCAGCATCACTTCTTCTTCGAACGCACGGTCAGAGGTTTCGATTGCGAAAATCTCTTCGTGTTCGTTCTCATAGCGCTTGTACTCCAGACCGAACAGAGCGTTCAGGCCGGGCTCCAGCTCTTTAACGAGTTGTGAACGGGTAATAGCCATGATTAAGCTCCATCAGCTGCAACGCCAACACTGCCGTATTGGTGTTGATTGAGTTTGACAACGACCACGGAGTAAGTGCCCAGTTCATTGTCCGGGGACTCGTAGAGGCCAACAATTTTGAAGGTCAGAGCAGCGGTCTTCGCAATGGAAGCAGAGCTCAAAGAACCATTCGAGACACCAGAGGTGGTGCTACCGGTCGTGGAAGCGGTCGGATCAGCGTTCTTGCCAATGTTGGCTTGAGTCACTGCGCCGTCAGCTTGGACCAGGAACAACTGGCTCGGATCGTCCAACACTTCACAGGCGATGATGCCTTGGGTAATGTTGATGCTACCGGGATAGTAGTTCTTCCACGTCGGCTTGTTTGCACGGGTGGGATCGTCGTACTGGCAGCCGTTGAAGACGCCCGTGGGGGCGGCATGCGTAGCTGCGTCGTACTTGATGATGTAGCCGTCGTATACGACGACCAAGTCACCTTGATAGATCGCGCCTGCTTGGTTGTCAGCAATCTGATACCCGTATTGTTTTTGGGCACCGGTAGCGGACAAGTTACCAGAGGGGCGCAGACCAAAAGGCTTGTTTACGTTTGCCATTTGTTAGCTCCTGCTAAGTTTGGATAACCAGCCTCACTTAGGCGTTTGGCTGGCGGAAAGTTGTGCGCGAACTCCGCTCGGGCGTCTGAATTCGCATTGTAGAGTGAGCGTTTTCACGCATCATCTCGTTGTCCACAGCGTGCAACTGGTCCTGGGCCTTACGACGATAGTACTCGTTTCGCTCCTCGATGGTTTCCTTGGGAATCTTGGCAAGCAAGAGACCACCAACAGCAATGACGCCAGCATGTTTGCCGTCGTCTAACGTCGGCAGGAGAGCTTGGTAGCTTTCCGGCACTTCTTCCAAACGCACGAGCTCATAACCTTCGCGCAGCTTGGAATAGACGTTTTGCTTGTCTTGGAAACCGTTGACCTCGGCGCGAATCCAACGGTACTCAAAGCCTTCAGGGGCAGGCGGCGTGTCAAGACGTGACGGGGGAGTCCATGGTTTGCGGCGTTCAGCTTTGGCACGGGTATCCGCACTGCGGCTGGCACGATCAATTTTCATTTCGCTCATGTCTTCACTCCTTCACGTACTTGGCATATTCCTCGAGAGGAACGCCCAGTTTCTTCGCAATAGCAACCTGACTCGGCGAAAGCCGGACAGTACGGCGCACACTATTCACTCCCGAACTACGGGTTGCAGGGGCAACAGCCGGTGCGGAGCGCTGTTGTCTGGTAGGTTGTTCATTGGC